ACCAGATCTACTACGGAGGTTCCGGAGCTATGAGTGCCGCATCAGATCGTGCCAACCCGGTTGAGGTCAATTTTCCCAGTGTTTCATTCCCGGACGCGAACTGGTATACGATCATGCCCGCAACCAGCTTCGCGTTGCCATCGTCCAGGACCGGCAACTCGCTCTTGCAGGTATCGGCTCGATTGAAGCTGACCTGGACGCAGGGGAGCAACAACAATGGGCTCTGCGATTGGTCGATTGACGGAGGAGCGCATTTCTGGCGCACCCTGCATGTCGTTGTTAATCGGACTGATGATTCCAGTGTGAATGATGCCTATGTTACTTTCTGGCCGATAGTCAGTGGGATCACTCCGAGCGTCACCATCACCGGGCGTCAATATACCGGAGGCACGCTGATGACCGTGATCGGGATCAATGACCCGATCTGGCCAGCTCTGGCTTCCACCGCCGTCATTTTCGATATGGGACCACTCTAATTATGGCTAAAAAGAACACCATGAAGGAAGGCTCAAAAGCCGAAGAGAAGAAAGATAAAGCTGAGAGAATGAAAGCTCTCAAGGGAAAGAAAAAGTAACATGGCGATGTGACTGAAGCATATGATTTTATACATCCAAAACGGAGGTCCAAACAATGGCGAAATTGAGTACAGCAGCCAGGAAGAAGTTGCCTAAAAGTTCATTTGCGCTTCCTGGTAAAGGGAAAGGACCGGAGGGTAAAGGAGCTGGTTCATACCCCATCCCAAATCGTAGTCACGCCGTCAATGCCCTGGCTCGAGTAGCTCAGCACGGTTCTCCGTCGGAGAAAGCTGCAGTCCGGAGAAAGGTTAAAGCCAAGTATCCTTCGATCGGCAAGAAGTGAGGCGGCGGAGTGAGTTTACTCGATAAAGCACAAGCTTGTATCGAGTTAAGCCAGGAATTGCTCTTAAGGGGTGAGACCGCAGCGTCGATTAAGGTTGCGTTGGAAGCCGCAAAATATCTTCAACTGATCAGACTGCTTCGCGCGGAACTCAAACCCACGCAAGTAATCGCCGAACTGCGAAAGGCGGCTGAGTGAACTATGGCAAACGGCTTATCCATCTACGACGACGCACGAATCAGTGCTATCGCCGCTTTTGAAGGCAATTTTCTAGAACTGGAAAAACTCGCGCTCGAGACCATGGCACGCACCGCTCGAGACCCTCTAGAGTGCTTTGAATTGGCGCTTAAAATGATGCGCCTTCGTAAAACGCTCACCGATATTCGACAGAAAAGATAATATGCAAGTAGCCCTCTCATTCGGTCCTTACCCGACTAACGTCCAATTCGGCAGACCTGGCGCATTGAACTGTGATGATCTTGGACTGATCTGGTTGAAGCATGTCGCTCTTTTCAGTCGCCCAGGCATGCTCTTTAACCATTCCCTGATCCTCTTGGTGCCAAAAGAAACCGTTATTCCCGAGGATTGCCACCTGGAGAAGTGGGGTAGCGTGAAACGGTTTGCCGAGAATTCGAAAGTCGAGCAATGGCCGCTGGGACCCAATCTCATCTTCGAACAAATCATTTGGCTCCAGTACAACAACAAGCTTTCGGGTCCGTTCCTCTGGTGCGAACCCGATTGCCTGCCGGTCGTGCCCGATTGGCTGGAACGCATCGACGAGGAATACCGCCATTGCGGTAAAGCATTCATGGGCGCGAACGTCGAGCAACAGGTGATTAACAAAGTCAAGATCCCCAGGCACATGACCGGGAACGCCGTTTATCCGCATGAAACCTATAAGCTGGCACCGAAGATCCTCGAAGCGCGCATGACGCCGTGGGACGTTTACGCGGCTGACCAAATCCTCCCACAAGCCTATTTCACCGCCCAGATCCAGCACGAATATCGGCATGCCGAGATTGCTGACCGGCGCGAACTTGCCACCATCCTCCATCCGGAGACTACGCTATTTCACTCTGATAAATACGGCGCTATCGCTCGCATCTTCGGACGTGCGGAACAACCGCGAGGCAAGCCTTTAGTGGAAGTGCTTGCTAAGCAGGACGATACCGCAGCGCCCGATGTCATAGCACCGGATATGGACAGCATGCTCGAGCAAATCATCAATCATTGCCATTTCGACCTCGAGTTTCGCAAAAGAGCCGCCTATAAACTGGTCGAACACGGAGTCGTGAACCGTGGGCATTGTGCGAATTACGACAAGATGAAAAAGAAGTTAGAGGCTGCTCATGCCGCCAAAGAGCCACAACCTGAGCCTGCAGCCTGACGGCACCCGCTGGCCGTTCTATTTCGAGCGTTTCCCTGTAAATCCTTCGCTGATCCAGAAACTGCTCTATTGCGGGCTGCACGAGCCGGACCCCGATCTCAAAGAATTCTATCGAGGTCGCTACTATTATCGCAAAGCTGCCATCGGGATCATGTGGCGCGCGAGCGACGTAGTCTGGCATCCGTGGATCGATCGGATGCTGGCAAGCTGGTGCCAGTACAATTGGATCACCTGGACAGGACCGGCGGCCAGCGGCAAGTCATTGGCAGCGAGCCTATTCGCTCTCGAGTACTGGCTGGAGGAGCCGTGGGCGACCAGCGTTATCATGGCCAGCACAACCAAGAGCGCCCTCGCGCGCCGGCTCTGGTACTACGTGCAGGATCTCCACGCCAAGATTCCCGCCGAGATCGGGAACAAAGGCGAACCGGTCTATTCGGAGTACATGGTCCGGTGGAAAATGGGAGATAAAAAGAACGGCATCTTTGGTCTGGCGGTCGAAGAAGGTCCTTTGGAGGAAGCGCTGCATAACCTGATTGGCTACCACAACAAGCGGGTCGCCCTGATCGTAGACGAGGGTCCTGGCGTGCGCGAGGCTCTCTTCGGTGCCTGTGACAACCTCTCCAAGAACCCAGAATTCAAGTTCCTGATGATGGGCAACGCCGAGAGCAGGGAAGATCCCCATGGACGCTTCAGCGAACCAATGGCCGGCTGGCACGCGATAGACCCTGCGACCGATACCGAGTGGGAAACCCAAGGCGCCATGGCAAAGGGCAACGGCGTGTGCGTCTTCTTTGACGGACGCAAAAGTCCCGCTATCACCGAACCAGATGGCGAAAAGAAATACCCTTTTTTGATCAACCAGCGGCAAATCCAAGACGCATTGGATTACTACAAAACCGACGAAGATCCAAGGTTTTGGTCGCAATCAATCGGGTACTGGCCTCCGGTGTCAATCAAACGCACGGTCTTGGACGAACGAATTGTCTATAATAACCACGTCACCCAGCCGGCGACCTGGTACACGTCGTTTCGATGGTGTGCAGCTCTTGACCCCAGCTACGAGGGGGGGGATCGCAAAGTTTTCCAGGCGTTCAAACTTGGGCAGCTTGGAGGCGATGATCATAACCGATGGCAGATAGAGTTCGCCAAACCCGTCGAGCTCAAAATATCCATCCGGCAAGACGAGGAAATCCATTATCAGATCGTCCATCAATGTGTCGACCTCTGTGAAAACCTTAACATTCCAGCGGGTCGGTTCGCGATTGGCTCCTCCGGTGAAGGTGGAGGGCTATTATCTATTTTCCGACGTGAATGGGGACCGGTCGTAGGGATCGAGGAAGCTGGCATCGTATCTGAGCGCCCGGTTTCCCATTCCAATCCTAAACCTTGCTGCGAAGAGTACGACCGAGTGGTGACCGAGCTCTGGTTCGCCGTGCGCGAATTTGCGATTCACGGGTGTTTGCGCGCCATGCCCGCCGAAGCGATTAGGGAGTTTTACACCAGGCGCTGGGATATTCAGGCCAGAAAAGTTCGCCTCGAGACCAAGAAGGAATTATCCAGGCATTTCCGTCGTTCACCCGATTATGGTGATGCGGTCGCTTTTTGTGTGGAACTGGCCCGCCGCCTCGGCGCGATTGCCGGTAACCCCGAATTGTCCAAGGTCGATCCGTGGGGTAAAGAGCTCCAGGAAGAATACGATCTCATGGTCGCCGGGGAAAACACCTATTCAACCTCCGGAGGAATGAACTACGATTACTAAACCGCAAAGGAAAGGTAATTCGGGCGCCCTGATCAGGAACCTCGATAAAGAGCAAGGCAATCCCGACCACGAAAAGTGGGCTGATTATAAAGGAGATTGCGAGATCGAGGGAATCCATTATTGGATGAGCGCCTGGATCAACGTGTCTACCAGAGGCACTAAATACTTGGGAATCAGATTCACAAAAAAGCTGACTCGCAACCCGACCGCTGACGTCGATGCAAAAGCTTCTTGAAAAAGATACAATCCCTCCTGACGGCATGCGCTATTTTCAGTCCGAGACGCGGACCTGGATTCGAGCGGCCGATTACTTGGATCTGTTCGTTAAGGTGCGCGAACATCGCCTGGCAAACAATTTGCCGTTACCCACTTTTTGGGAAGCCGAGGTCGAAGACCAACTTTGCCACATGCTCCCGCCAGGGTTGTGCAAAGAGCAGAGTCCGGCTCAAGCCATCAACGCGTTCACAAGGCTATCGTGGGAGCAAGTCACGGGCGGAACTCGAACTCTAGTCGACTGGGCCGCTCACGGGCTCAAAAAAGTGTCTCAGGAGTTAGCCGATTCACGTGCCAACACCTGTAGCCGGTGCTACTTCAACGTCGCCGTCAGCGGCGGATGCGGCTCTTGCAACCAACTGCAAAACCTCGCTGCCCAGTTTACCCACGGTCGACGAACGCCCTCCGATCCATTTTTACGCGCCTGCTCGGTATGCCATTGCTCGCTCCAGGTAAAATGCTGGACGCCTATAGAGAGTATTGATAAAGGAACTCCTGATACATCGAGATATCCAGAATTCTGCTGGGTGCGCAATGAACTAGGCGAATTCAGGAGACAGAAAGCATGAAGGTGATCCCCCTAACCAAAGGTATGGTGACGGTCATCGATGACGACGACGATCACATCGTCTCAAAATTCACTTGGGTCGCCAGCCTGCAACCCGCATCGGTATGACCAAGGAGGAATGGTTAAAAACGCGTAAAGAGCTGGCTGAATATTTAGACCGATTGGACGAGCATCTTCGCCGTACTCTTCCTTGGTACTGCGCAGTTGCCCGAGAACATGACGACTATGTCATGGAATGCGGATTCGATAAAACCGAGCCGACGAGGGAAGGTTTTCTGAAATGGAAAAAGCAATGTGGATACGTTGGCAAACGGGCTAGAAACAGAGGCAGGTAATATATGAGCTGGGAAAGCATGTTGCTTGATAGTATCTCGACGGAAGATCCGTTGACCGGCAAGAAACGCTTAGACATTCCCGATACCAGGGTAAAGGACTGTTTCTCAGCTCGACAGATTTGTCTCAAGATGCTCGACAATGACCGGTTGCGAGCCCGCGAACGAGCAAAAGTGCAAGCGATGATCGATGGCAATCAACCCTATGACCCGGTCAAGCTCCGGAGTCTGGGTCAAGGCTGGCGCACTAACTTAAATTTCATGGAGGCGCACAGCAACGTGCAGAGCGTCAAGACGCCTTACTTCGCGCTGATCGGATCTGTGCCGGTGTACGCCGAGATCAAGACGCTTGAGGGTGGTGCGAATCAGACGTTGTACTCCTCGATCATCACCCGCGAATTCAGCCGGATGATCCGGAACTGGCCGGATTTCAGTTACCAGATGCAGAAAGCGCAGCAGGAATTGGTCAAATTCGGAGTCGGACCCGTGCTGACGCCGGACCCATACAATTGGCGCTTCCAGGCCTTGAGGCACCGGGACCTCCTTGTCCCGGAGCACGGTTCGGCTAGCCCGAGCGAATGGGCATATTTCGCGATTCGCACCGAAATGCAAGCAATGGATCTCTGGTATCCTGTG